CTTTTCTTCTTGGCCTGCGCATCGTAGTCCGGGTGCTTGCGGGAGAGCTTATGGATCGCAGTATCGCCGTCAACGCAATGCCGTGCTACGGATAGTGCCGCTCTCCATAAAGGTTCTTCAAGCGTTGCCTGCTCCGCAATTGCCTTAGCAATCTGCGCGCAACCTTCTCCCGCTACTATCTTATCAACAATGTGACTAAACCGATGCTGCTTGTTCCCCATCAGCGACATCGTCAGGTCGTTTAGCTTAGCGTCGGTGAAGTCGGGGGCGCTTGCCAGCATGACGCCGAGCGCAACGCGCAGCGTCTCTACGTCGGTCGCGGCCCCCTCGTTCCATATCTGCACCGGCGAGGGTGGGGTATCCTTGAAGTTGCGGGAACCCGGTGCGCGCAGTATGGAGGCAGCGTCGGCGGTACGCGACGGGTCAGCTTGCAGCCCCTTCTCCACGCACAGCGCCTTCAACCGTTCAGCTAACGGTTTCCATTCCTGCCGAGCTACCGCGCCAGTAAACGGCCAGTATACGTGCAGCCCCCGCCCGGAGTTAACAATCGTGGGCTTGGGTAGATTCAGCGCAATGCAGAATTCACGAAGCGCAGTAAGCCCCGCTGCCTGATCTGCGTAAGGTTTGTTCTCGCCGCAGTCAATGTCCAACCACAGCGCCTGAATTGCTTTTACATTATCGGTCGACCGGTTTTTGTTACTTTCATACTTCGCACATGCAAAGTAAACGTCGTAGTCTTTGCTATCGAGATTAGCTGCTTCCTGCTCCGCTTCTTCGATGGTCTGCACGAACAACTGCTTCGGTGCGCCATTCTTGCGCAATCCGACTATGCAATACCATCCCTCCGGCGCGAGCACCGAAGCCAGCAGCGTCCGTAAACTCATGCTGCCCCTCTCCGCTTATTAGAGAAGACGCAAGGGGTGCGGAACCCCCCGCGCCGCTAACGGTACTCTTTAAGAAACGCTTCGATTTTGGCTATGTGCGCCTGACGCGGACCCCACTCACCAAGAAACCATCGGTAAATACTGGCACGGCTTACGCCCAGCTTTTCCGATACGAACGCGACCGGGATATCCCTACGGATACAAAACCTCCCCAGCTTTACGCCGGGGAGTTTCTGGTCGGCTTCAGCGTTAGCCTTTATGGTCTGTTTGCTGTAACCGCGCGTATCCATGCTTAGTCATCCGCCCAACTACTAATCACGTCGGTGAAGTCTTTCTTGGGGGCGACTTCGGCGCTCTTCTTCGATGCGCGCTTCTTGGGTTCCTCGACCTCCGCGTCATCAGATTCGACGGCTGCAGGGGCAGCTTTCGGCAGGGCAGCGGGGGTGGCCTTCTTCTTCAGCGCCGGAGTCTGCACGACTGCAGCGCGGGCGGCGGGGCTTTCACCAGCAACCTTAGCAGCCTCCCACTCAGGACGAGTAAGGAACCGAACCGGCTTAAACGTAAGCTTCGGCGTGTCCGAATCCGAATCCAGCCGCATCTCGGTGACGAGGGTGTTGATGTTTTTCCCCTGCGAACCGACGTATTTCGCATACTGCTGGAACGGCATCTTATCTACGTCGCCGCGACCGAACAGCGACTTCGACGGCAGCGTAAGCTGATATACATCACCGTTGATGTCGTCGGCCAACAGCACGGCGAGGCGCTGCAAGAAGCGGCAGGCGCGGGAGTCACCTTGCCCCGAACCCTTGATGTTCTGCGGGCAGGTGTCGCACGAAGCATGCTGCGGGAATTCAATCGACGGGTCCGGTTTGTTGCCGTCGTTCGACCAGCAATCAGGCGTGCTGTTTTCGCCCGGCGTGTATTTGCCAGCATAGAAAGACCGCGCCACCTTCGGTGCGCCGTTCACGATAACAATGTTCATCGCACGGCTTTCGTTCTTCGCCACTTCCTCGCCGTTCACCACCAGACGGAATACGCCGCCCCGGATGCTGATACGCTTGCTGCCGGTGTTGCCAGCGAGCGACTTGGTAAGGTCATCAAGCTCCACTTCCTGCAGGTAGTCAGGAAGGTCTTTGCTAAACAGGGTCATGTCGTTTGCCATTGTCCTACTCCTTATTTACGTTTGATGGTGATCTCGTACTCGCTATCCACGTTCAGGTTCGGCGGATGCAGTTCGGGATTGTTTTCCAGAAACTCGCGCATGTTCGACTGGTGAATGCGCTTCTCAAGCAGTTCCATCGCCCCGTGCTCGCGCACGAATCCGTAAAAGCTGCCCCAGTCGTTAGTCCAGTAGCGGGACTTCACCGTCCTATACGCGGTTCCGTTCGGCGTCGAGAAGCTAGTTGCGCCGGTGGCTTTTGAAATCTCAAGCAGTTGTTGCTTGAGCACTGCAAGCTGCTCGTTAAGATCAGCTTCTTGCTGCTTAAATTCCTGCTGCAGCTTTTCTTTCGCGTCGCGAATCTTAATATAGGTTGCAACAATCTTGTCGATTGATACGTCCATCTCGTCTCTCTCATGTGTAGTTATAAGGCCGGTCTTTCCCGGCTGTCCGTGTGCGCCCCGAGGGGAGAAACAGCGAAGAGCCTCAGTCACACACTGGCGCGGTTGGGTTCATGTTCGGGAACGTCCGTCCCGCCGCTACGCTGCACACTCACGCCTTATGCAAACGCAACGGGAACAACAGGCTGCGGCGTACATTCTAGTCGTAATCTATACTTTGTCAAGTATTAATTTCGTTACGGTATAGGTCAATGATACCGGTGTGAAAGTCGAGCTTCTCTTGTAGCATCTTATACAGCTTGGTTTCCACCGGGCTTCCTTCGATATGCACTACCGTCGTCGGGTTTGCTTGCCCCTGACGATGCACGCGGGCATTCGCCTGAAGGTAAGTGTCGATTGAAGTCACCGGAGCGTACCAGATTACTACATTCGCGGCGGTAAGTGTAACCCCGTGTGCAGCGGCTTGCGGCTGAATCAACAGCACTTTCGTCTGGTCCGTCTCTTGGAATCGCTTGAAGATGTCGGTGCGCTTGGCGACTGGCACGCTGCCGTTAATTATTTCGCAGGTAACTCCATTCTTTGTTAGGAAATCTTCAAGCAAAGATATTGTGTGCGTGAAGGGTATAAACACCAATACCTTGTGGGTAGCCTCCTCGATTACCTCAAGCACAGTGTTCAGCCGGTTCGATACGTCAAACTCAATCACGCTCTTCGTATCGGTGTATACGGCACCGCCTGATATCTGTAGTAATTTAGTCAGGTTTGCAGCGGCGTTGACCGCTGATACATCCTCCCCGGCGGCTTGGAACAGTAAATCTTTCTTCAGTTGTTTGTAGAACTTGGACTGCTGGGCAGTCAGGGGGGCATAGCGATACGTGTGGGTTATTTCCGGTAGATCGAGGCACTCATCTTTGGTATAGCGAATGGCTGGCTGCAATAGCTTGTGCACTACCTGCTGCGCGCTGGGTTTAGGTATCCACTTAAAACGGGTGAGTTGCTGCATGACCATGTCTCGATACGCGCCGTACAGCAACGGTGCGCGCTCCGGCACACACATCCTCGCTAGGCCGTAAGCATCGAGCGGGGATTGCGCAGCGGGTGTGCCCGTCATCATCCACAGCCACGTCGTCGGGGACATCAGCTTCTGAAGAACTTTGAACCGCTGGGTGCGCGGGTTCTTGTAAGCATTTGCCTCGTCGACGATTATCAAGTCAAAACCGCCAGCGGCAATTTCTTTCTGTATTACCTCAACGCCATCGAAGTTGATGATGACGAAGTCAGCGTTGCTGTTAATTGACTCGATACGCTTCAGGCGGCTGCCGTAAGCCACGCTTACGTTGCGATGCACCGCAAACTTGAACAGGTCGGCTTGCCATGCAGCTTGCATAATCGACAGCGGACAGATCACCAACACTCGGTTTATTACGCCCTTATCGAGAAGGTAGTCGGCGGCCCAAATAGCCGATGCCGTTTTGCCGGTGCCTTGCTCGTTGAAACAGAACGCACGCCGGTTGATGCTAAGAAACGCCGCTGTCTCGCGCTGGTGTTTCATCGGGGGGTAGACGCCGGGCCATGCGTAGTCCCGATTGATGGGGGACGGCACATGCTTAAACCCTACCCGTCTTAGCGCCTGTGCTTCGCTAAGACCCCAATGCACGGCGACTTCTGCAACGCCTTCGACCGTGCCGACTACTTTGCTCTTTGCAATTTCGCTCGTTATACGGGCAGGGGTGCGGGTGCGCACGAGCAAGAGCTTATTTTCGATAATGTCCATTACTTTAGTCTGTAGCAGATAGCAAAGGGAGGTCGCAGTGCCACGTACTACTTATGCTACTTGTTCCGCTTAACGCCGTGGTCAGGGTTTCGGGGGAAGCTGCGGTTGTCGCTAGCAGATTTAACCCGGAGGTTCCTGCGGGTAGTATTTCCACCCCGGCTGAGGGGTGTTTTGTGGTCGACATCCTTGCCATCTCCTTTGTGGACCATACCGGCGCGTTCCATGATGCGTCGGGCTTTGTTTCGTTGCGCACGCTTCTTCTTTACCGCCTCGGTACCGTCGTAGTTTTCATACTCACGTTTGTAAGGGCGGGGTTTGTTCACGTATGGCATCTTCATCTCCTGATAGCGAATTGCTAGTGCCTTGCATATCCCGCATCGCTTCCAGACGGCGGCGGGCTTCAGCGTTCAGTGTAATCTGTTTTCGGTTTAATCGCACCTTACTCTTTGCCTGTTTTTTAATCCGGTGTTCCATACATTCGACGCAAATCCATACCGGGCGGTACTGCCCGGACAATTCTCCACCGCCCGCCAGCGGCATCGACCGCTGACACTTTGTGCAAAACCTCCTGCCGTTCATGCTGCCCGCCCATATAGAAATGCGTTTTGTTCTTTAAGCTTGAGCTTCGTTTTATACCGCCGCGCGATCTCGGCACGGGTTTGCACGGGGCGCTTCACATCCCGCTCGCTCCCAAGCTTGAATACCCGGATGGAGTAGGAGGCACGGCCGTCTCGCTCCCAGCCGCAGACGTATACCACACGTTGCTTATACATCTCCCGCACGTAGTTACCTACCGTGTTCCGGTGCAGTCCGGTTGCATTAGCGATCTGCGTCCACGTTGCCCCGTCCTCTGCCGTCAACATCTTCATCATCTTTGCGAACAGCACCGCGTTAATCTTGACGAGCCGCATGCTTCTTCCGTTTTTGAATCTCACGCTGGATATACCACACCGCCTTCTCCATATCCTCGATGGCGTCGTGCTTTAAGTCCGCACGCCAGATGTACTTCACCGCGTTGCCGAGATTGAATCCCATATGCTCGGTGATCTGGATGCACTCGACCCCGCTCGGGTGCTGCGTGTAGTGCTTGGGATGGTTCACCGGATCGTGCTGCTCCGGGTTGTGTTTGGGGTTATCGCCAACATCAACGCCGATCACGTAGTTCGCGTCTCGTTCAGGGTATGGGTATTTATTCATCTATCGCTCCACAAAAAACCTAAACGGCGCATGGCAAGCTCTATCATCATCGCCGCGTCAACGCGCCTATCTGCGGAGGCAGAAAAAGAAGTCTGCCATTCACCGCCCGGAAGTTCTGCAATAATCCCGACACGCACGATCTCTCCGCGCTCCGCTTGCTCAAGCTGTTCCTTCAGAAGAGTGATTACACTCTCGTTCGGCTTCGCATCGATCTTCACAACGTTCATTCTTCCACCTTCTCGTAGGTCGCCTCAAAGATATCCGGTTTGCAAAAGTAAAACTCACCCTTCACACCTCTGATTATCCAGTCCCCAAGCTCCCGCGATGGACACCTTCCAGCGTCGGGATGATGATGGCGCTGTCACCTTGACCGGCGTAACTCCAATCTTTGCCGTAGTCTTCGCCAATGAACGTGTTCGCCGTATGCGAACTGCCGTCCCACTGCACCGCTTTGATTACCACAGGTTTCTTTCGGAATTTCATTTCGTCTCTCCTATCCCATGCTTCCGTTCGATGGCACGTGCGAAACGCAAAACATCGCTGGGCGACTCCACCCACATCTCCCACAGCGTTTCATCCGTCAGCGGCGTGCGCTTCGGCAGCTTAATCTTGCGAATCACTTCTTCATCGCTAACATCAGGCCGCCCATTGCGTGACGCCTTAAGCAAGGCGTATCCACATGGCTCGCCTAATGTCTGCGGGTCACCGTTTTCGTGAACAGGGAACGGATTTTCAAAAGCCCAATACTCAGGTCGACCATCGACATGGTTTCGCCATAGCCACAGCTTGCCATGCACGCACACCGGCTCCGCGCTCGGCTCGGGGGCTGAAACCACACTCCACCGCACCCATTCCTTAAACGCATCCTCGCCCAGCAGTTCCGGGTGAACGTCGCCGTAGCCCTCGGGAATCTCGACGGCGAACAGGACTTCGTTCGGTTGCACCGGCCCCGCTTGCTCGGGCTTCTGCGCCAGCCGCGCCTCGGCTTTAAGCGCCCGTTCCTGCCAGTAGTCAATAGCCCCGTGCAGCGTGCCGTCACCAGCAGCGATGGCCTCGTCCATCTCGCGATTCTGCGCAAGCCGCTCGCGCAGGGCGGTGATGGAATTTTCAAACCAGTTTGGTCGTTGGGATGAACCCCAATGATGGTCGTAATTAAACCGTGCCAGCGCCTCCAGCGCCTGCGCCAACAGTTTCTCGTCGTTCGTCATCCCATATCCCTCCCGACCTCAGCAGCGGCGCGCACGATGGCAAGTCGAGTTGCCCCAATTCGATTTGCGTAATCGCGGTAGTCGATCAGCCTTCCAGTTGGCGTGTACACGAACCCCGGATGGACAGTGATGTTCATCTTCACCGCCAGCCGCAGGGCATCTCCGTCGTCGGTGATGGGGTTCCATAGCGATGAACCACCACGGTCGTTTATTACGGCCAAACCCCCTGCGCGATGACCGGGGTACACCACCATATCGTCCGCCTCCCCCTGCACCTGAAACCCTATCGCCTTCGCGGCGAGTTCCAGAATTTCGCGGTCGCTCATTTCTCCCTCTCCTTCAGCATCGCGTCGGCCTGTCGATACGACAACTCGGCCACTTCATCCACGGTTACAGAGTAGATGCTCAACTGTGATCCGAGTCCCTGCATCGCTTGCGCCGCAAAGTAGTCGCGCAGGGTCATGCCTTGAAATGCCATTCCATGTGGAAACGCGGGGCCGCCTGTTTCTTTTTTCATTTCTCATCCTCCTTCAGCATCGCGTCGGCCATTGTGTAGGCTGTAGGCGCAACAAACTCAATATGTTTTACATCAGGATTAGCAAGTAATCCCTGCATCGCTTGCGCCGCCAGTTCGTTTCGCTGCGCCTCGCGGATCATGGCGTCGAGTTCTTCGTTGCCCGACTGAGGCACGCGAAGATGAATCGCGGCATATTCTCTCTTGGTGAGTCCACCGCTGCCATATTCGATGTCGCCGTTCGGGTAATAGATGTCCGGCAGCGGGAACGCCGAATTGTCGTTTTCTTTTTTCATTTCTTTTTATCCTTCATCTCGGCGTCGCCAGTAAAATATTTCATCGCTACCTTACGAAATTCCCGATACGGCTC